CTGGGCTGGAGTTGCGGCCTGGGCATGGCAGTCGGATGGCTCTGGCGCCTGGATACTGGATTCAGGTCATGCGGTTCATGTCGCCAACAGTAATGGGCTATGGAGAGCACTCTATTGTCCGACTCTCGCAGTGCCCGGCCAGATTTACATCGCTAGGGTGAACGTGCTGTCAATTAGCGGATTAGTCTATGTCAGACTTGGGGAACTTGGAACATGGTCTTCAGCCATTTCCACAACCGGGATTCATCGGGTAGCGGTTACTTGTGCAGCCAACGAGAGTCCTTATCTCGGAACCTATCCATTATTTTCTCTCATCATGGAGGATCCTGGATCGGTAAGCATTCAGGATGCTTCTCTGGACGTTTACTTCACTTCCGGAAACTTCAATACCCCCAATCCTTATGAGGATGTTTGCAACAAGAGGGTCTCCGGCTGCCATGCCAGGTTCAACGGCTGGGTTCTTCCCTTCGGAGGATTCCCCGGCGTATCGAGAGTGAGGGTGTGATGTTTGGCCAAGTCGTAGGGTGGGCTCAGCCCACCGCCGAAACTCCGGGGTCAGGTCTTGTGTTGTCACACGCTCCTGGTGGCAATGCAAGACCTGACCCCATAACAGCAGGATTTGCGGCACATGCGCGAAGCGAATATCCCAAGGAAGCCTGCGGCCTTATTGTCGATGGAAATCTAAAACTTGTTGCGAACGTGCATGAGGATCCTTTCCATCATTTTGAATTGGAATGGGGCAGCTATGCGACTCTTCTAACCTATGGAAAAATCCAGGCGGTGCTTCATTCACACACCAACGGGAAGGATTTCCCTTCAAAGCATGACATGGAGCAACAGATTGCCATGATGGTTCCGTGGGGGATTTGTTCTCTCAATTCGCACGAGACCTTTCCGATGTTCTGGTTCGGGGATCAGGTTCCAATTCCCAAACTTTCCAATCGCTCTTTCCGGCATGGAGTCACCGACTGTTATGGCTTGGTCAGGGACTGGTACAGACTCAACCGGGGGATTACGCTCAAGAATCAGCCGAGAGACAACGAATGGTGGACCGGTGGAGAGAACCTCATCATGGAATGCTTTGCCGAAGGCGGATTCCATCGGGTGGAGAGTCCCTCTGAGATTGGAGATGTCGTCATCGGTCAGATACTATCCAGAGTCCCGAATCATCTGGGAGTTCATGTGGGTAACGGAGAGATGCTCCACCACTTAACGGCCAGACCAAGCCGGCTTGAGCAGATCGGAATATGGAGGAAGTTCATAACCGGATATTTGAGGTACGCGGGATGAGGGATGTCTTTTTACACGGAAACCTTGGTGAGAAGTTTGGACGCCAGCATCGCTTAGAGGTGAATTCGGTATCCGGTCTCTGTTGGGCACTGGAGACTCAGCAAGGTGGATTCTTCAAGGCCTTAAAACAGGGGACATACCAGATTTACCGCGGTGAGATGACTCCTGAGAACACTCTGTCTGAGACTGAGTTGCCAATGATCTTCTTTGGTGATACCCCGTTTCATATGATCCCGGCAATTGAAGGCAGTGGAAGTGGCGGTTCCGGGAAAGCGGTTGGTGCGGTTGTCCTTGGGATCGTGATCATCGCAACCGCCGGTGCCGGGGCTGCCGGTGCGCTTGGAGCAAGTGGAGCCATGTTTGGCACTTCGGCTGCGGTCGCTGCCGGAACTTCTTTTGCTTCCTGGGGGTCTCTTGCTTTATTCGGCGGAGTTCTTGCTCTGTCGGGTGTTTCTCAGCTTATGGCTGCTACTCCTAAGGTGGATGATTACTCAAGTCGGGACAAAGCCGACGAGCAGAAATCGTTTCTCTTCAACGGCCCGGTGAATACGATTGAACAAGGTACGGTGCTTCCCATCGTATTCGGCCGGCACATGATCGGATCAACGGTGATCAGCGCCGGAATTCGAACTGCCAGGATCTCCGCTGGTGGCGCCTACAATAGCGAGTCTGGAGATGGAATAGACAACCCGGTTATTGGACCGGTAACCACAGAGTACGCGGTTAGAATCTCCAAGATTAATGATGGATTAAACTTTGATGCAGCAGCACTGGTGACCCTGACCCCTGATTCTGATGACTACGTTCAGACCATCGGAACTCCGTGGGAATTTAGTGTCGCTGTTGATGGCGAGACTGTTGTTGCCAGCGTCTATGTCAACGGGCAACTATTCGGACAAGTCTCATGGAGTTGCTACAATATCACTCCTGGCATCTCAATTTTCTCGGTGAACTGTTTTAGCGTGATAACTGTTCGTTGCAGCGAACTCAGCAACACCACAAGGGATGGCGGTGGAGCATAAAGATTTGATCATATCCGGTTCCGGAGGCGGAGGTAAAGGCGGAGGAGGAGATCAGCAGGTTCAGCATATTCCTGTTGATATGACCAACAACATGCTCAGCAGTTCCTACGCCGAAGTGATTGACTTGCTTTGCCTCGGGCCGATTCAGGGTCTTGTCAATCCCATTGATGGATACCGAAGTATTTATTTGGATGGGACCCCGCTTGTTGATTCTACTGGAGTTCCCAATTTCCAGGGAGTCACATCTTTTGTTCGGTACGGTCTCCCGGGGCAGCAACCCATTCCTCTCACCTATGGTATTTCCGATCCGGTTTCAGTGAATCTAAAGATCACAGCGGCTACTTCCCGGACTGTTCGAATGGGTGAAGGGGCCACCAGAGAATCGGTCAATCAGATTATAGTCAAACTCTCTATTCCTCAGTTCTTTCAGGTTTCTTCCAATGGAGATACCGCTGAAGTCGCAGTAGGTTTACAGTTCTGGATCAAGGCCAGTGTTGATGCAAGCTGGCACTGGTTAAGAGACCGGACATTTTGGGGAAAGACCTCTTCGGCTTATGAAGAAGACTTCATCATCAAGAACATCTGGGAGCGATTTGGCCCTCCTCCTTGGGACGTCAAGATCATCCGAATTACCCCCGATTACACTCAGACCACAACCTATGTGGATGAAATCTGGTGGGCAAGTTATTCTCTCTGTTCCACCTTTCCTTTTGAGCTGACCCGGTGCGCTGCCGTTGGGTTCCAGATTGAATCAAAACAGTTTGGCACAAAGATCCCGGCCAGAGCATTTGAAATCTACGGGTACAATCATATCGCGGTTCCAAGCAATTATGACCCTTGGACTCGCACCTACACCGGGACCTGGGATGGCGCCTTCAAGTACCAGTGGACGAACAATCCGGCCTGGATCTTCTATTGGATGCTGGATTACAACCGGAACACTCTGAATATTGAAGAAAGCTCTCTTGAGATCATTAAATGGCAGCTCTACAAGATCGGCCAATATTGCGATGGCATTGACTTGAACGGAGGCCTTGGCGTCGCTGTAGTCAATAACGGGACAACCACCTATGAGCCGCGCTGGAGTTTCAACGGGGTCCTTCAAAGCCAGGAAGAAGCCTTTCACCTGCTAAACACTGTTGCCAGTTCATTTTGTGCCTATCCATTCTGGGGATCGGCGCAAGTGATGATTGCGCAGGATGCTCCTTACGATCCTGCAGATCTCACCGACGTTAATGCCACCCACATTGCCAGTGCAGCCAATGTCGAAGACGGTTGGTTCAACTATGTCGGGTCCAGTATCAAGAGTCGTCACACAGTCGCTAGAGTTACCTGGAACAACCCTAATGACGAATATCGACAAGATCTTGAGGTTGTTGAAAGCCTGGAAGGGATTCTCCGATACGGATGGAACCCGGTCGATGTTGTCAAGGTGGGATGCACCAGCCGATCTGAGGCGATCCGGTACGGCCGGTGGTATCTCGAAAACGAACTAAATCAGCCGGAGATGGTCACGTTCACTGGGGGATTTGACTTTGCGGACTGTTATCGCGGCTGCATCATCGAGGTGCAAGATCCCCGATATGCAGTGAATGATTTGGGAATTCCGATTCGGTTTGGCGGTCGCTGCATCAACGCAGTCAGTCACCCGGAATTATATCCTGTTGGTCATCCAGAACTATATCAAGACTGGTTCTACCTGGATGGTTCGGTGGTCATTGATGCTAACAGTGGGTACAAGTTGCACATTGCGGTTCCTCGAAGTGAAGCTGCATATGATCCATATTTGCCGAACCAGTTCTTGCAGGTTGCCAGTTTTGATGTTTTGAGCGGAGCATCGACTTATGGAGTTGGGTCTCCAATCCAAGTGGTAACTCTGGGCTGGCCGCAGGGCAGTTTCGATGCTCTGATTCCAAATGCTATGTGGTGTCTTGTCGGACCCAGTGGAAATCATGGTCCTCGATACTTTACATGCCTGTCCAACGAAGAAAAATCCCCGGGCAAATTTTCCATCACTGCTCTTTATCATGATCCGACCAAGTACGCTCGAATTGATGCAGCAGTTGATATTGATAGTCTGGTTGTTCCACTGGTCCCCAGTGGAATGATGGCTGCTCCGACCGCAATCGTTTCAAAGACCTTCTATTATGACAACGGAAGCGCCTGGTTTCCTGGAATCAACTTGTCCTGGAAACATGTTGTGGACCCGAGACTTCTGAATTACCGGGTTGAATATCAGCTTCACGGAACGAATCAGTGGATTCTTCATGGAACCACTC